GCTATTGATGGTAGTGTTGTTACTGAATCATCTACTGATACATTAACTAATAAAACTTTAACTAGTCCAGTTTTAACTAGCCCAGTTTTAAATGTTGGAGTAAGTGGTACAGCAATTAAAGATGAAGACAATATGGTTTCTAATAGTGCTTCACATTTAGCAACACAACAAAGTATTAAAGCATATGTTGATTCAGTAGCTGAAGGTTTAGATGTTAAAGATTCTGTTAAAGTAGCTACGACTGCTAATATTACTTTAGCAAATACACAAACTATAGATGGTGTTTCTTTAAGTGCTGGGAACAGAGTGCTTGTAAAAAATCAATCAACTGGTTCTCAAAATGGTGTATATGTTGTAGTGAGTGGAGGTTCTTGGACAAGAGCTACAGACTTTGATTCAAGTACAGAAGTAACAGATGGTACATTTTTCTTTGTAGAGCAAGGTACAACACAAGCTGATTCAGGTTGGGTATTAACAACTAATAATCCAATTACAGTAGGATCAACAGCTTTAGTTTTTGCACAGTTCTCAGGAGCAGGACAAATTACTGCAGGAACAGGGTTAAGTAAATCTGGAAATACTTTAAGTGTAGATGCATCACAAACTCAAATAAATGCTGTTGGTACTATTGGAACTGGAGTTTGGCAAGGGACAGCTATAGCTGATAATTATATATCTTCTGCATCAACATGGAATGCAAAACAATCTGCTTTAACTTTTGGGAAGTCTAATACAAATGCGTTAAAGCTTGAAGAAAACGTAGCAACAAATGATATACTATTAGCAGGCTCAAGCAACGTTAAAGGCAGAACATACGCTGAACTTAAATCAGATTTAACTTTAAACAACGTAGAAAATACTGCATTAAGTACATGGACTGGAACATCTACTATCACAACAGTTGGAACTTTAAGTAGTTTAACAACATCTGGTAGAATAATAACTGATGATACAACAAATGCAACATCTACAACAGATGGTTCTATACAAACAGATGGTGGATTATCTGTAACTAAAGATCTTGTTGTTGGTGATGATATAAAAATTGGAGATGATCTTGCTTTTACATCTGATGGAGCTATTATATATCTCGGTTATCATAGTGATGTTACTTTAAGTCATATTCACAACACTGGTTTAAAATTAAACAGCACAAGACAATTACAGTTTGGTGATAGTGGAACATACATTCATCAATCAGCAGATGGTGTTCTTGATTTAGTTGCAGATGGTGAACTTGAACTTAATGGTGGACTAGTAGATATTAATGCAACTAATGGTAATGTAGATATTAGTGCTACAACTGGAAATGTTATAGCTACTGGTAACTCAGGTAATATGACTTTTACCAATACTTATAATACTGGTAAAATTATACTTACTTCTCCTGCCGTAGAACTTGATGCAAATGCTGGTAATGTTGAATTAGAAGCCGTAGGTGGTCAAATAAAATTAACTGGTGATACTGGAAATGCAGTAAAAGTTACTGGAAATTTAGAAACCACAGGAAATATAGAATTAGGCAATTCATCTGATACAACATTATCAAGAGCAAGTGCTGGAGTTGTATCAATACAAAGTAATACAATAATAACAACTGGTAATGCAGATGCAGGCGCAACGACAACTTCAAGTAGTGACGCAGATCATGTATTAATAAATGATGGTGGAGTTTTAAAGAAAATAACACCTGCTAATTTAGGTATAACAACAGGTGGGATTTCCTCTGATGATGCCACAGCATTAGCAATCGCATTAGGATAGGGAGAAAATAATGGCGAATACTTTTAAAGTAAAAACAGATACAGCAATGCCTAGTAGTGCAGGTACACCCGTAACTTTATATACAGTACCAGGATCTACTACAACTGTTGTGATAGGTCTTATATTATGTAATATAGATGTCTCACAAAGAAATGCTTCTGTAAAATTAGATCCAGCTAGTGGAGACACTGTCTTCCTACTAAAAAACGTACCAATTCCTACAGGAGCTAGTCTTGAAGTTCTGTCAGGTGGTAAGATAACTTTAGAAACTGGAGATAAAATAGAGGTAGATTGTGATGTTGCTACTAAGATCGATGCAACATTAAGTATTATGGAGATCACTTAAAATGAGTATGATAGGTAATCAAACAGCTGCAAACTATAGAGTTATTACTAAAGATAGATTCAGTGGTGATAATAGTAATACAACCTTTACACTATCAAAAGCAACTACGACAAATGGTGTAGCAGTTTTTGTAAACAATGTTAGGCAAGAGCCAGGAGTAGCTTATAACATTACTAATAATACTACATTAGATTTTGGAGGTAGTCCACCATCTAGTGGTACTAATAATATATATGTCTTACATCACAACTCACCAGCAAGTGTAGTTTCATTAGATACTAGTGCTATTACTACAGCTTCTTTAACTTCTACTGGTGCTATATCAGGAACTACTGGAACTTTTAGTGGTGCATTTACTTCACCTGGAATAGATGATAATGGTGATGCAACAACTATAACTATAGATGCTAATGAAGATATAACTGCTGCAAATGGAATGTATGTTTCTGGTGATTTAACATCGTTAACAGTAGATAAAGGTGGTATAGATAGAAGTGGTAATACTACAAGAATTATAAGTGGTAGAGCTGGCGGTAACTATGCCGATTTTTCTGTTAATATTGCTGGTGTTGGTGGAGTAAATAGACAGCTTTATATGGATTATCAAGGTAATATGACATTAGATAATGGTAATCTTGTAATAGGAACTGCTGGAAAAGGAATTAGCTTTGCTGCTGATGCTAACGCACCTGATATGACAAATGAATTATTAGATGATTATGAAGAGGGTGAGATTAGTTTAGTAATGGGAGGTCATTCAAACATTGGAACTGCTGCCGCAAACATACAAGCTAATGAGAATTATAGTGGTGGGCAAGGTAAGTATGTAAAGGTTGGTAATCTTTGTTATATACAAGCCTACTTTTTTAGTCAATCTACTACAACTCAAGCATCTGGTGAATTAATTATTCAAGGGTTACCTTTTGCTTGTGCTGGAAATGGTGGTGCTTTTACTACTCAATCTTATAATTTAGGTTTACCAGCATCTGGTGACGAAGTTACTGTTTGGGGAGCTGCTGGTGGCACACAATTAAATGGTATTTATAATAGAAGTCAAGCTACTTGGACTGCAACTAACGCAAATGTAATGCCTAATAATACAGCAATCTATGTTAGAATATCTGGCACATATAGAACACAATAAGGAGTAACCATGGCAAAGGGCGATATAAGTAAAGAAATAGAATATGATAAAATAGAAGTTGTTAGAACTTGGTTTGTACAAGTCCGTAAAGCAACAAAGATTATGGAAGAACTAGAAGATGGTTCTAAAAAAGAATTAAGCCGTTCTTTTCATAGACATGTTTTAGTACCATTTAATTCTGTAAAAGATGCAGATAATAAATGGACACACACTGCTACAGATATAAGTGGAGAAGATGCAAAAGTAAAAGCTATTGCAGAAGCAGCTTGGACTGATGATGTAAAGACTGGATTCAAAACATATATAGAAAGTCAAAGTATATAGGGAGAACTAAATGGCGTACATAGGAAGATCAACAGATGGATTTGGCGTACGAGACAGATTTGTTTATGTTGTAAGTGGAGGTGCTACTTCTGTAAGTGGTGTTGATGCTAATGGAGCTGTCTTAAAATTTAGTGATGGTAAGTATGTAGATGTATATCTTAATGGTGTACTACTTAAACCTACTACAGACTATAATACAAACACTGCAAATACCATATCAGATATATCTTCTATGGCTGCAAGTGATGAAGTAACTGTAATTGTTTATGACATTTTTGCTGTTGCAGATACTGTAAGTGCTACACAAGGTGGTACGTTTAGTGGTGATGTAACTCTAGCATCTACTGATGATGGTGCTACAGATGACCCATCTTTAATTCTGTATAGAAATTCATCAAGTCCAGCTATCGGTGATGATTTAGGTGAACTAATATTTAGAGGTCGTAACGATAACTCTGAAGATGTAGACTACGCAAAAATATGGGGAGAAATTAAAGACGAAACTAATGGTACTGAAGATGGCTCAATATGGTTTTCTGTTTTGGCTAATGGTTCATATAGTCAAAGGATTGAACTAAAGGGTAATGGCAAGACTTTCTTTTATAATGCAGATGTACAGCTTAATGCTGGTGTTGATTTAATATTTGAGGGTGCTACAGCAAATGCCAATGAAACATTAGTAACAGTAGTAGACCCAACAGCAGATAGAACTATAACATTGCCAGATGCTACTGGAACTGTAGCCTTACAAAATGCTTCTATAGATATGAATGGCACAGAGTTAATATTGGATGCTGATGGTGATACATCTATTCAAGCAGACACAGATGACCAAATAGATTTTAAAGTGGGTGGTAATGACACAGCTATAGTTACAGCAGATACTGTAAAGATAAGAAGTGATAATGCGGCATTAGTGTTTAGAAGGACATCCTCTGAAGCTGACATTGCAAAGATACAATATGTTAATAGTAATCCAAGTTTAGATATAGGTGCTGATGGTAAGAATATAAGATTTACAAATGGTGGTTCTTATGCTGAAACAATGAGAGTTCAATCAAATGGTTTAGTGGGTATAGGCACAACACCATCTGATAAGCTACACGTCAAAGGTGGTCAAATACAAATAGAAAGTAATGCTGGTGATGGTGCTTACCTAAGAATAGATAATGATGCTAATAGTGGTGGTAAGATTTGGAGAGCTGGAGATGGAATTTCTGCACACGGAACTTTCAGTATCTATAACCAAACAGATAATACCTTTCCATTTAATATAAGTCTTGATGGTGTAAGTGGTGGTTCTGCTACAAATGGTGTTGCAAGATATAGAAATCACTCAAGTTTAACATTAGGATATGGTTCAACAGTTCAATTTACAGTTGGTCAAGGTTTAATAAATGTAAGTAATAGAAGCTATGGATATGGTGCTTTGTTTATGGTGTCTTATGCTTCTCAAGTTGCTGAAGTAAGCGACCCATCTAATCAATTTGATATAGGAAGTGGTGGTAACATATTGGGTGCTGGAGTTTACAAAAGCACTAACAACTATACAGCATATGTAATTAACAAAGACACAAATGGTGGAACAAGAGGATTTTCCATTCAAGTAATAAGTAATGATTTTTAGGAGGAAATTATGGCATTAAAAATATCCATAGATAAATTTGAAAATATGAAGGTTGGAGAAGATGGTTTACCTAATCCAAGTGGAGTAGAAAAAAAGTTAGTAGGTTTTGCAGTAGTTAATGAACATAATGCACTTCTTATTATTGATAAATATGTAGAACTATCAGATAGCAAAACATCTGATGATTACACTAAAGAAGCCTATGATATGGCTAAAAAAGAAATTGATGATTGGGCATTTAATATAACTAACGAAGGTAAAATATTTAACCCAGATACTGGAAAGATTGAGTAATGGAGGAAGCATAATATGAGTAACGCTAGAAACCTTTCAAAGCTAATGCCAAATAGTTCTGGCTTAATTGCAAATGCTAATATCGATTCTAGTGCAGCTATTTCTGGTAGTAAGTTAGTACAAGACTATGCTTTAATACATACAATAGAAGCTTCAAATCAAGCAGCTGTAACTTTTACATCAAGTCATATTACTGATGATTATATGGATTATAGAATTCAATTTAGGTATGTAGTACCAGTATCTAATGGTAAAAAGATTTGGGTTTATTGTTCAATAGATAATGGAAGTAACTATAATCTTCCTACTGAACAGCATCTTATGTATCACGATACTAAAGCATCTAAAGCTTTTGGTATGGCAAGTACAGATAACTCAGCTCAGCGTTTTGATTTAAACTCTTCAATAGGTAGTGCTAGTGCTAAAGGTAATAATGGAATGATTGAGTTTCATGGTTTAAGGCAAACTAGTACAGGAATTAAAACAGCATATTGGAATTCAGTTGCTGGGATTTCATCAGATACTGGTCATAATAATGGTAATGACTATTGGTGGAATGGTGGAGGAAAAATATATACTTCATCTAAAATAAATAATATAAAGATAATCGTACAAGATGGTGGTAATATATCCAAAGGTAGATTTAGCTTATATGGTATAAGATCGTAATTATAATTAAAGGAGAAACTTAAATGGCTATTACAAAAATACAAACTAATAGTTTAGCTGATGGTGCAGTAACTGTAGGAAAAGCAAACTTTGATGGCGAGGTAGTAGATGATGGTAGCCCACAGTTAGGAGCACCCTTAGATGTTAATGGTAATGAAATTACTTCATCTGGTAATAACCATGTTGTTATCAATCCTAATGGTACTGGTCTTATTAAATTAAATGCAAGTACAACTATAGAAGATGGTGCACATGATTTTGATATAGCAAGTCATGATACCAGTAATGGTTTAAAGTTAGGTGGTACATTGGTTACTGCCACTGCTGCTGAGTTAAATAAAGTAGATGGTTATACTGGTAGTGCAACTGATTTAAATAAGATAGCTGGGTATACTGGAACAGCTGCTGAACTTAATGTATTAGATTTAAATGCAAATGAGATAGTAGGTGTGTTTAAAGTAGCTACTTCTGTTCCACAGCTGCTGAACTTAATGTATTAGATTTAAATGCTAATGAAATAGTAGGTGTGTTTAAAGTAGCTACATCTGTTCCAACACAAGCAAGTGATTTCACAGGTAATGTAAAAATAATAATGGTGTACTAAAATGGTTTTATCAGTATTAGATGGTTCAACACTCAGAACTCCACATAATATTTATGTATTAGATGGTTCTACAGTAAGAAGAGTAAGGCAAATAAGAGCATTAGATGGTTCAACACTTCGACATCCATTTACTAAAACTGATTACTTTGATTTCTCAGGAACTGCAAGTTCACAAACTCCAGCAGTAGCAGAAGTTTATGAGTATACTGTTAATAGTGGTACTAATAGTGGCACTCAAACTGTATATACTGGTTATCAACAATCTAATCAAGGTACACAAAATCAAACAAATAGTTATAACTTTACATTTGGTGCTGGTAATCCAGGTTCTACACAATCTGGTGCTTCTAGTTGGACAAGAGTATTTGGAAGTCAAACACAAGGTAGATTTTTAACTGGTATTTGTTACTGGCCAAATGCAAGTTCATCTTCTATGTCTTATCAAGTAGGTGGTTACATATATAACGCAAATGCTTTTCGTTATGGTAACATTGGTGTTTACAGTAGTAATGCAAATATTGCTGGTGGCACTAACAACTGGAATACATACACACACTTTGTTGGACCTACAACTTGGTCAACAAAATACCACGAACCTCATGGAGGTCCATCTGTATCAGGTGGAACATCAGGTTCAAGTCCAAATCACGGATTAGTTTCTGGTTCTACTGGTGGATATGGTTATTACGGAGGTAGTTATTCTTTTAATAACAGTTCTTCTGCTGGTGTAGGTGTTAGAGTTTATGCATCTTTCTATGCTGGATGGTGGGCATCTATGCAAAATAGTAGTTACATAAACGTTCAAATGTATGGAACACAGTACTATACTTACTATACTAACCATGTAAGTTCATCTTCTTCTACTGTAAATTTAGGTGCAACATTTTCTGTTAGTGGTGCTGGGTGGAGTGTAAGTAGTACTGGATTTGGTACTACAAATCAAAAATCACAACACGCAGAAACAATAAAATCAGCAATAGCAAGTGCATTACCTGGAGGCTGGTCTGTAAGTAGAAGTGGAAGTGTTGTAACAGTAACTGCTCCATCTAGTTCTGGAAATGTAAACGATATGTCAGTAAGTATTTCTAATGGTAGTGGTTCAAATGGAACTACTTCTCCAAGTCCAGGAAATACTGGAACTGTTAGACCAGCTTCAAATGTAAGTGGTAGTGGTTCAACAAGCACTCAAGGTTCAGCAGTATCAGGTAACTTAACTGCTGTTACTGTAACAAGTGGTGGTAATTCAACTTCAATTAATTTAGCTAGTGGAGCTGATACAGATACAGCAGGTGCTGCAGTAGCAAGTGCTATGAATGGCTTAGCTGATACAACTGCAACTTATGATGCGTCTACAAATAGAATGACAGTTGTTGCTCCAGGAGATACATCTGTTTCATTAACACATGCAAATAGTTTATCAATTAGTAAGGTGAGTTTATAATGACAAAAAAATTTGAAAGACTATGTGAATGCGGTAAGCTCACTGAGCAGCATTACCGATATATAACTACCGCAAAAGGTAAGTTTGATATATGGACTGAAACTAAACATGATCGAGAAGGGTATAAATACCAACCAGTACCTTGTAGCCTTAATTGTATTAATATGGCAAAGGTGCCAATTGAATACCCACCATTATTTGATTCATGAAACTCTCAACGGAGATTAAAATGTCACAAGAACAAAAATTAGAAATAGCTCTAGCTAGATTAGAAGAAAGAGTTGAAGCAATGCAAGAGGACATGAAGCATATGAAGAATAGTATGGGCGAACTTAAAGCTACAGCTAACCGTTGGAGAGGAGCGTTCTGGTTAATGATGGGTTTAGCCGGTTCAATAGGAGTAATAAGTAATTTAGCATCAGGCTGGATGGAGTAATGCTATGGGTGCTGATTGTATTCTTAGCAAGTAAAGAACAAGAGCCCGTTTATTTTAATGATCTAGATACCTGCTTAGAGTATTCTAAAAAGGTAGCACATCAGAATCATAATCAAAGAGTGGCAGGGGACAAAATATATGTGAAAGCATACTGTATACCGAGGAAGGAAGAATAGAGAGGTATAATATATGGATCCTGTAACAGCTCTCGCGGCGGCCTCAAGCGCATTTGGGTTAATTAAAAAAGGCTTCGCGATGGGAAAAGATGTCGAATCAATGTATGGCGACATAGGGCGATGGATGGGTGCAGTCTCTGATGTTAATCAATCAGCTAAGATGGCAACTAATCCACCGGTATTTAAAAAATTATTTGCAGGGAGTAGTGTAGAACAAGAAGCTATGGATGCATTTGCAGCTAAAAAGAAAGCCGAGGCAATGGAAGAAGAATTACGTAACTGGATTAACTTAACTCATGGCCCAAACGCATGGCAAGATCTTTTAAAGATGCAAGTTAAAATACGGAAGCAACGGCAAGAAACTTTATATAAACAAGCTGAGCTACGTAGAAATATACTTCAAGTAGTAGGAGTCATATTATTAGGAATCGTCTTTGTAGGAGCCATCGTAGGAACACTATGGATGCTAGTACAAAGAGGGATACTATGATCTATGCGCATAAAAATTATAGACTAGAAGTAATAAAAGATAAAGGCAAATTTTATAATAACAACAAACTAATATTCCAAGGGTTTGCTTTTAAAGCATTAATAATGTTTATAGATAATTGTGATGATGATAATGTTAAATGGAAATTTCAACCACAATTAAATATGAGAGAGAAATGTAGATTTAAAGAGAGGAAGAAAGATGATAAGGAGAAAACTTTATGAGGTATTCAATACTGCTTATACTACTATTAGCGGGTTGCCGA